CTACCTCTTTTGCAGACCACTGGAAAGAAAATAGCATTTTATTCGTTTCCGTCAAATGGTCATCTTCTTCGTATGCCTTGTTTCCGAATGCACGGACGGAGTAGTACACCACATTCCGCTTGATTCTGCCCATACCAGCCCAAGCAAGACCCTCTCTCAAGAACACATCGGCAACCAACCTAGATACCGGGTGTTCGCCACTACAAGATTCGCAGGGTGTGTAGAACGCATCGTGTACTAGGTATATGAGAGATTTTTTTTCATCTCCTATCTGGTCCACAAAACCATCAACGAGTCTGCCGCCACTTCTAAAGTTCGTGATAAAACCGGCCTTAAAGAAAAGAGCAAGACAACCTTCATCCGTATGCACATAGATATTCGTATCGTGTGCTAACTTGTAGTAGCGGTCTCCCAAAGGTGTGACGGCTAGACTACCAGTGCTTGTAGTGACTGCATAAACTTTCATTAGGTTTTGTCCTTGTTGCTATTCTTGTCCAAATTACCACGAATGTATGCGACGTTCTCTGCCATCTCATTAACTTTGTCATAGAGCTTTGACAAATCGTTCAAATGAGCCTTATTGCTTTCTTCCAAAGCATCCTCCAACTTTTCAATTCGTTTTGAATGGTCACGGATAATCGACAACAACCAGACGATACAAATTACCGCTGGTACTCCCAGTACACGCGAAATCTCGGTTAGCACTTGTAAGATAGCCTCCATAAACCTAACCCCTTAAACCGCTTGCCTTATCGTTGCAGGCTTTAGCCATCTTCGTAGCATTTTCGGAGTTATTGCCTTGAAGAATCTTTGCCAACTTCGTAAGTACGGATGCGGAACTTTTATCGGCTACAAGTTTGCCACCACTAGCTTCCTTGAATCCAAGGTCTTTAAGTGGTATGCGTATCGTGGAAGATTTATCCGTAAGTTGTAATTCACTCCGGGATGAGATGCTTGGTTTGAATCCATTCTTGGAAGCAAGTTCCGTAATAATACCTTTGACTTCATCAAAGGATATTTCGTTTCGGGTTCTTTGCTTCGCTTCGTGGACGGTTATCTTCATTTATGAACTCCTATTCGTTCTAAATATAATTAAAAAGTTCGGGAAATCATAATTTGTACGAACAAAATAAGAGATATGTTGTTATATAGCCCCGAAAGCCAAAAAAAGGTCTATCCGACTGGAACGAATAGACCCATTTAATGACATACCATCACACTCTTTATTGGTAAAAAAATTACCAACCCCTACTAATGGTTTGTCATCACAATTTTAGTGGCGGGAACCGGTGTCTTCTTGGGTATGAACCAAGCGAGCTAACCATCTGCTCTATCCCACGATGTAATACATCGTAATATAATAATTTTTCAACCACTGGGGCAAGGGAATGAAACAAAAAATAGTCCAACTTGAAATCCAAGTTATAGTGAAAAAAAATTCCCTGCCCCAGTAGTCAAAGACGAGTGGATGCCCATTGTATGTTTCGGGTGTTTAAGGTACAGATGTTTATTAGTATGTACCAAAGGGCATCCACGATACTCTAAAAAAGAACGGCTTGCATATATGCCGCTTCTTGCGGAATCGCCATACTAGGCAACTTGCCTTTCAAATAATTACGGAACATTCCACGGAGACCTTTCCAAGCATTCTTGACCCTTTCAAGACTCCAACCCATTGCCATATACTTACGGCGATACATCTTCATAGGGTTCAAGATTTCGCGGTTTTTTTGCTTTGCCCTAGTAATGTTCTTCCAAGGGGGTGCGGCAAAACAACCATCGCAGTAATCGTGAAACATCGTCAAGGCATCTCCGGTCAAACCTTGAATGTAGGGCTTCAATTCCGGTGGGTACTCATCGTAAGACAAATCGCTTGTGGATGCTCCCATTTTCTTCGTATATTCGTGGATGTACCAGTCACTAGCCAAGCCGGTAAGACTATCCATATAGTCAATCTTATCGCTAGAACCCGAAGCAACCCGGTTCTTTGCACGGAAGATGGCATCGCATTCTTTGGCGAACGGAGTAGGAATATTGCTTTCAATTTCCTTACCATCCTTAAACTTGCCGGTCTTGTACTTTCCGTGCTTGAGATATGAGGGTCCGTGGATTTCACGGTCAATCATATTGGATAGACTCTGTAATTGGTTGCGAAGCCAAGTTTCAAAGGATGCTCCGCTATCGTGGTCTTCGTCATAAGATAAACAAGCCTTGCAGAAGATGTATTGGGCTTGGAGTAAAAGGTCATCTGCTAAAGATGGACAAGATTGAGCATAGTGGTATGCCACGGATGAGATAACTCCGGCATACTTGTAATAAAGTTCATCGGTCGGTTGCAATGTGAATCCTCGTGTGTTGTATGTTGAATATAACTAAATTTCAAGCATTTGGCAAGTGATAATCACTTATATTTTTATTTACATTGCATAAAAAAAGCCCACCCCCCGACTAGGGGAGTAGGCTTGATTTTAAGATTTTTGATTCCGGTTCAAAGTCTCAAGCATCGCAATCGGTAGAACGGCTAGTGTGGACAAAGCCCACGCCATTTCTTCTCTAGTGATTTCATCCCGGTCGAGCATTCGCAGGGCTTCATCCATAGGTTTTCCCGACTTAACGATACCATTTAACTTTTTCCAGAACTTAATGATTTCCAAAACAATACCTACCATTTTGTGTACAGTATCTTAATATACGGAGACACTATACTATGTTCCGTATTTTGATGGGCGCTTGGTTGCTACGGCATCTTCCAAGGCTTCCCACTTTTCACGGACACGGCGGGTAAGTTCGGCATTCATTTCTGGGTTATCTTCACACAACTTGATTAACTCATCGCGGGAGTATTCTTCGCCAAAGTAATTGTTGAACGATTCCATCATAGCCGGGTCTTTCTTGTCGGCAACCCAATCAAGCACCCAACCAACACTCAATGCAGATGAACCATTTGTGGATGCCTTTTTATCGGCTTTGCATTCATCCATATAGTTGTTGTCGTTGAGCCATTGCTTCAAGTTGTCCAAAGTCTTCGGCTTTGCATTTTCGCTCCAAGCGATAGCCTCGGCGCTTTTCTTGAGCTTGCCCTCGTCTGCCGTGCGAAGGTCAAACAAATAATCCAAGTTAGAGCCGATGTTGTCAATGCCGTAGTCAAAGTATGCAGAGTAGAATACTTCACGATACGGACGGGGTGTCTTGGACTTGGTGGTAGTTGCTTTGACATACACACCAACTTTCTTACCATTCTTGACAATATCCGAAACACGCTTCAACTGGACGCGAGTATGGCAATAAAATTCCATCGCATCGCCATTGCTTGTTTTTCGCTTCGGGGCATAATTGCCGGCACCCATATTCGTTCGGGTCTGCGATACGATAACCAAAAGAATGTGAGCCTTTTCCAAGGGACGGTGCTTGTTGCGGAAGAAATCTTGAGACAAGAACTTCGCAATCTGCGCTCCGTAATCCCCGGCATCAACCACTTCATCGCCGCTTTCCAATTTCTTCAATCGTTCGGCTTCTTTCTTTTTCTTGGTGGCATCTGCAAGACCATCAAGAGAGTCCACGGCGTAGATACCATAGGCATCCGCGGGGATGGTCTGAATCATCAAGGACAACTTGGCATCCATTTCTTCAATCGTTTCCGCATCGTGAACGACCTTACTACCAATGCGTCTTTCGCTTGGGTGGATGTCAAAGCCATACATTCGTGTGGTGTCGAAAGTATCGCCCGTTTCGCAGTCATCGGATTCCCAAACAAAAGGAATATTAAGTTTCTTCAATGCCCAATAAGTTGCGGCAATGATTTCATTCTTAATAAAGGTTTTACCGGTGCTGGAATCGCCATAAAGTTGAATGATAGCCCCAAACGGCAAACCATATACACCCTTATCGCCACCGACAAGCAAATCAAGCAAGTCACTACCCATAGATACACGGGGTGTGGCAACGACTCCAAAGTTTTCTTTATCTTCTTTCTTTTTCGCCATTTTTTACCTCGGATAAAAAAGGGGTATAGACTCAATGAGCCATATACCCCAAGTTTACTTGTCTATGACCAATTAGCCCCTGCTACTCTGGTGGGCGGCACTACACTTGGCATACACATTATCCGGGCATTTTCCGCAGTTCGTACCCTTTTCGCAGTCCTTGCCAAAGATATGACCGAACGGACACTTGCCGGCTTCACGCTTCGGTTCTGCTGGGGCTTCACGACCAGTATCGGTCGGGTCATCAAACGGCATAGTCGGTTCATCGGCAGCCGTACCACGGCGAGAAGATGTCCTTGCGGACTGGTAGTTATCTTCGGGTTCTTCACGGTGGGAGCGTTCTTCTCTTGCCGGGTGTTCATCACGCGAAGAATTTCGTTCGTCATCCATCGGGGGTTCTTCACGGCGAGAGCGTTCTTCACGATAGGGTCGTTCTTCTCTTGCCGGGGCTTCGTCTTCCATAGTGGAACGGCGATTCCTTTCTCCCCTTGCCGGGGCTTCATCTTCCACGGCAGAACGGCGGTTTCGTTCGCCCCTTGCCGGCACATCATCTTCGGGTTCGTTATCTGCGAAACGAGCCGAAGAACGAGTATGACCACGGTCTTCATCTTCGTCACGGCGAGAGCGTTCTTCACGGCGGTTTCGTTCGCCCCTTTCCGGGGTGTCATCATCGTTGTCGTTGTTGAAACGAGCCGGGGTATCGTTGTTATAATCGTCTTCTTCGGAGCGATTATCTTCACTATCCGGTTCGCCATAAAGCATAGCCTTCATTTCTTCGGGGGTCTTCACGACAAGCATAGAGTCAAGAGACGGACACTTTTCAAGCATTTCATCAGAGACTTCTTGGACTCGTTCGTTAAACTCAAAGTTTTCGGCTTTCTTAAACTTTCTGCCGTTGCCCATCGTACCCTCGCCAACGGTAAAGGACACGACCTTACCAATTTCACGACCCTTGGAGTCCACATTCACGGATGCAAAGTCCACGACACCCTTGCCACGCAGACAAGATGTAGCCTTACTCTGCAAGTCCTTGGAGAAAAGACCGTGAGTGACTTCAAAAATCTTCGGTTCGTTGGAAACGGATTCAAACTTGTCATTAAGTTCATCCACAAGGTAAATGCACTTGCGCTTTGCAAAGAACTGGCGGGCAGATTCCTTGGTTTCGGGATTAGCCCACAAGCGGTCTCCCTCATCGCAAATCGGACACGGCTTGCCGTAGGTGCGCTTCAAGCACACACAATCTTCTTCACCGGGTCCAATACGGCTATGCACCCACAAGTCGAGAACATAGTCATAGTCTCCAATTTCGTACTTACCGTCCACAACGCCGGGATGGTTCTTACTAGAGATTCGCCACGGCAGAATGTTGATGTCCTGGTACTTACCAACATCGGTAAACTTGAAGAACTTCAAGCCACACTTGCTGTAATTCATAAAGGACTTGCGAGTAGCACCATTGGACTCGCGGTTATCGGTTTGTTCTTGGGTACGACGACCCAAGTTCACTCTGGAACGGTCAAAACCGGCCATAATTTACTCCTTGTTTTTGTTTATCTTTCGTAGTTTGCTTTTAGTTGTTTTTCACTTTTCGCTTTTGTTTTGATGAGCGAAGGAGTTAATTTCGCCCAACAAATTCAATATAATAACATACTAGGTATTCGTCTTTTTGGGATGCAGTTCAAGGTACAAAGTCGTGAGTTCCAAGCGGAAATAATGCAGAGCTTCTTGGTAATATGTATATTGTTTAAGGCAACTTACAATCTGGACAAGGTTTCTGCGGAGATTGCCATTGCGGAGATTGTTCAATCTCTGTTTCATCTCTCGCTTATGGCGTTTTAAATCCTTGATGGTCTTGATAAGGCAATCAAGTTTCTTTGACTTTATACGAAGCGATGTATAGGCGTAGTGCTTTCTATCGCTTATCTTGAATTGTCGGTATCTCATCCACGATTACCACGGTTATTAAGACTTCTACGGATGGCATCTACGGATTCTTCTTCGGTATATTCCATAGCCACCCCGGATGTGCTAATGCCCATAGATTTAGAAACGACCATACGAACGGCGCACTCAATCATAGACTTCTTCTGGTCTAAAGCCTTGACCTTGCTATCCAACTTTTTGTATTCCTTTGTCTTATCGACAATCAACTTGCGTTGAGCAACTAAACGGGGGTCGGATGCAACTTTAGCCGTGACTTCGGGAATAGTCAATTTTTGCTTGTTGGCTTCTGCGTCTTTGCGAATTTCAAGTTCTACTTCGCCCTCCATTTTTTTGAGGGTGTCTTCGGCGGCATCGCGCTCTGCAAGAGCATCTACGGCAAGGTCGCTATAATAGCCGTAAAGAGACGATTGGCGAGCTACGGATGTAGCGATGTCCATAAAATCCAGTTCCAAATCTGGGTCATAATGGCTATCGGGTATTCGGGTCATAATGTACTCCTTATACTACATTATCGTATCTAGGGTTAAATTTGTAAAATGGACACCCCCGGACTTGAACCGGGAACCTGCGGGTTATGAGTCCGTGGCTCTAACCTATTGAGCTAGGAGTCCGTAAAGGGCAATATAAGCACATACTAGATATTCTCGTTCTGGTCTCATACTTGCCCCTTGAAAATGTTATCGTACTTGTGGTTTATCCATATCATAGATTTTACATACAAGACGAAGATGCTTAATCTTGCACTTGGACAAGAAAGCCGCAAGTTGTTGTCCGATAACATCCTCTGGAAGATAATGGCTAGACATATTGTTCGCCAAGAATGCTTCTGCGGATTCTTTGTTATCAAATTTTGTTGCGTCATTAACATCGGTTGTAGTCCACAACGGATGGTCGGTGCTTGGTGTGTTATAGGTAGTGCAAAGATATTGCTCTCCATTCACAAGAGCATAGACATCGTAATTATGGGTTGCCAAGGGTGGATTGTTAGTATCAAGTTTCATCATAGTGCAATGACCCTATCGGCTACCCAAAGAACGATGTGCCGCAAGCACCAAACCCGGAAAACCAGTATCGTAGGTGTTCACACTAAATTCTTCAAGAACACGAACGACATGGGGGTTATCTTTCTTGAGCAAGATTGCCGTACAATAACCAAGAACACCCCTGCGGACGGTTTCGGCATCCACCCTGCCCTTCATATCGGACAAGACACCGATAATGTCCACCCAGCGAGTATCGCTCTTGCAAAGGAGTTGGCAGAACTTCTTGGTGTCCACGTCTTCATCCACCGCACCATTTTCAAGAATCTTGAGTTGCCCCTTGATGTCATCTGGGATTCCCATAACCGCTTCAAGTTTCTTGATGGCATCACGCGGAGAACCATTGGCTTTGTCCACGATGGCTTCGAACACTTTGTCATCAAGCTCAAAGTTTTCGGCTTTTGCAACTTTCAGCACCACTTGACCGATTTGGCGATTGGTCAAGGATTCCATCTTCCAAGGGGTGCATCGGGTCTTCAAAGCCGCACCCTCATCGCCCTTCAAGAACAACGATGCATTCGTGGTGCAGAAAAAGAAATAAACATAAGATGGGGGTTCTTCGGTCGGCTTCAAGAATGCTCGTTTTGCATCCGCAGTCATTCCGTGGGCTTCGTCAATGATATACACAAGACTCTTGCCCTTTAAAGGGTATCGCTTCATCTGCTCAATGGCTTCGCGTGCCGTGTCCACACCACGGTTGTTAGCAAAGTTAATTTCCTTGATGCCCAGTTTCGGGTCTGCCCCAAGCAATTCTACGGCAACGGCTCTTGCGATGGTAGTCTTACCGGTGCCACTAGGACCAGCGAAAAGATGGCAATGGGAGATGAGTTCGGGATTAGTCTGGGTAAAGTGACCCCTTACTGCATTGATTGTGTCGGCATTTCCCGCAATTTCTGCAAGGGTTTTCGGGCGATATTTAAGGTCGAGAGCCATATTAGAGATTTCCTAATGAGATGTGGTACTTGGTTGTTAAGAGTTGTTCTAGGTCATCTTTAAGCGAAAGAACTTCGCCAAGATTCGGTTCGTGACCGGTAAAGGCTTCAAGCATCTTGGATGCATAAGTTTCAACTTTACCAGCCTTGTAAGAATTTAATTCTTCTTCAAGTTCTTCAACATTGTCGGATGCTGCATCGGCTTCGTTTTTGAGCCTTTCATTTTCTTCATCATATTCACTTACAAGGCTATCAATGTCATCGCAGATAGCATCAACTTCTGTGGATGGCACATCGTATTCATCCTTTAATCTTTGGATGTCATTCTTGATGTCATTTGGGTCTATTGAACAAATCATTGTGTGTTTCCTTTGGGTTAAATGTGATGCCCACCACACGGTTTAGGGTTGCAGGGAGACAACCCAAGTGTTGTGGTATATGTGTGATGGGCAAAATCGTTATTCCAATCTTGATTTGGGTACACCGAAATCAACGATAAGAATGTGGGTCAATTTATCCTTGAGATTTTGGACATCGCCAACGGACGGGCTTGACCCGGTAAATTGTTCCAAGATTTGATGGCAGACATCTTCAAACTTAAAATCTTCGCTGGATTCGTTGATGATGTCAAGTTTATCCAAGGCTTCACGAAGAACACCTTGGACATCGCCAATGTACTTTTTTGCAGTACGAATATTAGACATAGTGTCCATAGTTCATTCCTTTTGAGTTGTTTAACAATATAAGTTTATACTAGGCAACCTTGAATTTATCGAGCCATTCACGATTGGCGATGCCATCCGTACCAAGAGCTCCGATGTCCGTCATCTTTGCCCAAGAGCCACCAACTTCGGACATTTCGCCCTCAATGACCAACGGAACACAAATCCACGGAAATTCCTTGCTAACTCGTTCCACACCATTATGGTACACAATCTTGGCAAGTTTATCTTCTTCACCCTCTTTAACAAGAGCAATGATAGCATCGTGAATCTGCCCAATAATCACGGACTGCAAGCCTTGGTTCTTAATGTCTTGCAAATCCCAAGACAATGCACGGAGAAGAATATGGAATGCAGAACCTTGAATGCATCGGTTAGTGGCTTCGGTATAACCCATCGGGCCACGGCAACGAAAGCCGGTATAACTTTCAACATAACCAAAGGTAAGGTATCGTTCCCATTCCTTGCCACGCCACTGGTTATATACCTTGAATCGCTTATTCCAAAAGATGTCATCGCCTTTCTTCACGTGGGCTTCCCACTTATCGTAAGTGTCAATGCCACAATCCTTGGCGAGATGTTCGCGGGTGTACTTTGGCATATTATTCCACATATTCAAAGCACACGACTTGTAGGATGCCCCATAGAATGACGAGAACACATATCCAGACTTAATAGAAGAACGCTCATCCTTGGACAACTCATCGTGTTTACGGATGTACATATCGCAAGCCGTATCTCTGTGCATATCCGAAGATGGGTCTTGCAGATAATGAATCATCTGGGGGTCGTGATGGTATGATGCGGACACCATAACTTCAAGGCTCTTATAGTCCATTTCCATATAGCGATAGCCCGGTGGTGCTACGAAAAGAGAACGAAGCAACTTCTTCATTTCTTTATCTCTTTTGGGGATATTTTGAAAATTCGGACTATCTGCGGAACTACGATAGGAACTAGGGCCACCATTTCCTTCGCCACCGGCACCGGTAGAAAGATTAAAGAACGGACGGATAAGATGGATATTCTTGGGTTCATCCCACACGGCTTCTCTTGTATAGCCAGAAAGGAAATCAAGGATTTTAGACCATCGACGCATCCCAAGAATAGCCTTGCAGAAAGGAGTACCCAATTTTTCAAGGGTATCGCCCGTTGCATCTTCCGTACCCGATGGTGGTTTCAATTTACAAATCTTATATAAGATTTCCACGATTTGCTTGTTAGAGCCGGGGTTGAAAACTTCTCCGTGATTCTTTTCACTCCAAAGTTTCGCTTCTTTGGATTCTTTTACGGCATCTTCGGATTCTTTGTACTTGGCTTGCAGTTCCGTTCGGAGACTTTCAATCTTTGCATAGTCAATGGGGAGACCTTCGGATTGCACTTTAGCCAAGGCATCCATACCCTCCATAAAGAACTTGAAAGATTTCTCCATCCCTGCAAGTTGCGATACTTGCTTATCTCTAATGGGGAGAGTAAAAATAGAGTCTTCGGCGCAATAGTAGGTAAGGTCGTGCCACGGAATGCCGATGCCTTTCTTGAGCATATTGAATGCATTACAAGACGATTTGTCTTCGCCATCCATAGGTGTGGACAAAAGGGAATCAACCTTGTTATCGTAGCCGATGATACCAAGTTCCGTGTATGTATGAAACTTCAAGCCAACTTTTTGGGTATTGTCAATGACATGGGCGCACAAGCAAGTGTCCCAGCTCCAATTTGTAGGCCAATCAGACCTACCACCATGCAGACCACTTCTAAATCTAGTCCAACACGCTTCGTAATCCGCTTTGTGTGCAACAAGACCCAACTTGTCGTTGTGTGTCAATTTGTACCAAGCATTGATAAGGTTCTCATTGTCATTGTTCCAACGAAAACCGATGGCGTGGTATTTACCATCCTTGCGATAGCCAACCGATGCCGCAACAATGGAATGACCCTCACGATGGGGCTTCAATCCGGTCGTTTCGTAGTCGATAGATACATCATTCACACCATCGGGCGAAAGGTCTAGCATCCCGGCATCAGACCAAGCCAAGATGTCTTCAATCCACGATGCGGCTTCTTCGGGGTCTCCCGTGATTCGGATGTCCTTTGGGATTTCGGGCAGGGGTGTATCTTTCAAAGCCCAAGCCGCACGCAGATGTTGCGAGAAATACATTGCGGGGCAAGTATCGTCTCTCTGCCAAGTCAAAAATTCTGGCGAGTATGTTGGGCAAATCCAGCACTTATACTTTCTATCTGGGATTTGCTTTCCGTATAAATCGGATGGTTGAGTATTCTTGATACGGCCCGACATTCTATCCCATATAAGAGATTGAACTGCGGTAGGTCCCATCGGAATGATGACACTAGGATTTAACTCTGCAATGAGTCTATCTAGGCGTTCCCGACAACAAAGCGGAGACGGCTCCTTATCCTTTTGTGGGGGGCAGGGCAGAACATACCCAAGCCATGCGGATTCCAAAAAATCATAGGGCAACCCACGCTTATTTTGAATATCCCACAAGAAATCATACATCTTGTGCAAGAATATCGTTTCGGTGGTATTGCCCTCTTTTCCACGGGGATGGTCACAAAGAATAAGAACCCTATCTTTACCTTTGCCCACAAAACCAGATGCCTTGCCAGACCTATCTAAACCACAAGTAGCACATCCTAACAACTTCGCTTTTGTCTTGGGTGCCGTGATGCTATTCAACGAAAAAAAACCCATCGTAAAATCCTTTATGCTTTTAGTGTATAGTCAATATAAGTAATGACTAGGCTATGGCTAATTGCCATACTAATTGTAAACAAAATAAAACACCCGATGAGTGTTATCCCATCGGGTGCAACCCATTGGAAAGATGATTAACGAACGGTACACGAAACCAAATGGGTATAGTTTCCACTCTTGAACACGATTGCCGGAGAAGAATCAACTTCGGTCAAGATAAAGTCCATAGCCTTGTTCGATGCTTCAAGCAAGAAAGCCGTGTCAATCCAGACCTTTGCATCCTTGGGGTCTCCCTCAAGCGGAGTTTCCCACGGAATCGTTTCAGATGCTTCGCCACCCATCTTTTCCGCATAAAGTTCAAGTTCATCCTTATGGAAAGTGAGTTCAACGAGCTTGGTGTTCTTCGTGTCCACACCAGATGCAAGAATGGAAACGCGAGACACGGCTTCTGCAAGGGTGTTCGGGAGACGGCCGGATGTGACAATCGGAGAACCCGGAATAGCCTCAATCATAGCGATGCAGTTGTCGAACGGATAGCCCTCCAACGGCTGGAGATGGGCAGAGAACACCGTACCATCTTCATAACGGAGATACAGCCACGGAGAATGCACACCATATTCCTTGGGAACACCGACCTTGAGAGCATCGTTAAAGGTGTTGTCATCCACATAGAACGACTCCATCTTTTCGGAAAGGACATCCAAGCAAACTCGGTTGGTGTCCACGGCAAAGATTGCAGACTTATCGCCATAATCACCGATAGCGATACCCTTGGTGGATTCCGTATTGCCGGAGATAGTGCAAATGCCAACGCCATCCAAAAATTCTTCGGAGATAGGCTTGTACTCGACACTATCAAGTTCCAAAGCACCAACGGATTCTTCAATCGTTGCCGGGTTCAACAATGCCATCACGGACTTGTTGCGACCACCCTTGACCGTAAGTTTCTTGTCGGTAATGGTACAAGTGATGTTCAAGTCATTCAAGCGAGAGACAACATTGTAAAAGTCCATACCCTTAACGGAGAAAGACAAGCCGTTCGTGTTGCAGGGGGCGGTGACGGCTACTTCGCCATTGTAAGAATGGACGGTCGAGCCGGTAAAGAGAATCTGGTCTGCACCATCAATCGTGGTAGTACCCTTTTCAACACCGGGCAGAACTTTCTTAACTGCACCAAGCAAGACTTCTTTCTCGATGGTAAATTTGTTTTCGTTATTATCCATTGTTTATTTTTCCTTTTAGGGGTTGTTTGTATCAGTTGAAACTTCGGTAGGTTCGGTTTTCTTGAACCATTCTTTTGGCAAGAACGACCAGAAATGACAAATTACACGATTTGTCCAGCCATTTCCCAAAACTTTATAGCGTTGGCTGTCACTCATACCATCCCAATTATACCAATCGGGGATGGTCTGCAATCTTGCACATTCGGTAGGTGTTAATCTACGAATACGGACATTCTTCACTTTCTTACCATTGATAACGAGACCCGTGGGTTTTTCGGGTTTTGACAATTTAGCAAGCGAATTAAACGGCATTTGATATTCCTTTATTTTTGTTCATCATTCAATATACACTTAACATAGGTATTCTCAAATTCGGCTTCTAGGATATGGAGAAGACCATAAGTATTTTGCCGATGGGCATACTCCGTGGTCAAACACGGAGCTTTGTTATTATCCCAAGAGACAACCCCTGCCCTGCTACCGACCATTACTGTCTTTCTCATATTCGACTTCCAAAATTAGCAAACCATTAAGTTGGGCAGATAATGCCGGCAAAAGATTATCGCCACTAACATCATATACTCTATCTTGTTGGTAAGGTTGTGTACCACCATTACTCTTATTAAGATTACCGACTTGAACCACTTTCCTCATACTCAACTTCCATAATGAAATTTTGATGCCACCACGAATGAATAGTTAAGGCATTATTGCACTTGCCGTTATCCCACACAAAAAAAGGCCCATTTTTAGCGAACTCCAATCCGTGTGTCGCAGTAAAACCAATTCTTTCAAAGTTAAGTTTCTTCATATTCAAGTACAAATAAATCCCAAGGATATTTAGTGTTTTCTCGCAAATCGGGTCTAGTAGTCAAAGCACCAGTCTTATCCCCACCACCTGTGGCAATACGAAAACGATGCGACTTGCCATCGTTCCATAGACTGCATACCTTATACTTAATCCTATTCATCATCTGCATATTCCACTAGAACTACTTTTATCCGATTTCCAGAGCCTTCACTAGATTTGAGAGCATAAGTCTTTCCTTCGGGTAAAACTACATTTTGCTCAAAATGCCATCCATAAGGTGTCTTTCCTTTTAAGGGTGTAATAACCTTGAAATCTTGCATCCGCAACCCTAGTCATCATACTCTGCAATCAAGTTATCTTTTAGAACACTTGTTAATGTACCCGATTTCCCATCCACTCTTGCAACAAAATCTTGCATACTACTTCGACCACCATAATCACGGCTACCCCTTTCGTATGCCCAGCGAACTTTCTTACCTAACTCATTCCGTTTTTGACAAAGACATACATTCTTCATATTCAAGTACCATATTGTTTGTTTCTTGAGTAGTTATCAAAGCATTCATCTTGTCTATACCAACTTCCAATGTTTGTACGAAGCATCCATCCTTGCTATTTCGTAAACCCGGTATTCTGCGACCCCGTATTGCTAATGGCAATCGTCTAATCTTCGTACTCAAGCACATAGTTATCTTTTTCTACCGTGGTCAATGTAAACGACTTACCTTTAATATCGTGGGTATCAAGCATTTGGACAAGACCATCTTTTCTACTCCTATCGTTCCGATTCTCCGGGTTTCTGCCCTTGCTTGCCACAATTATCCGTTTCCACATATTCTATTTCCATAATGCAGGGTTGCCCACAACCATCTTGCCTAGCCCGATGCAGTAAGCTCATAGATTTCTTACCTTTCAATGTGCGGAACCAACAACCCCGACCATCAAAGCCTACGATGCTTCCGTGTATAAGTTCTATGTTATTTCTACTATCCATATATACGCACAAGTTCTCAAGGTATCAGTTTTAACTTTATAAGGTGGAACGAACATCGTTCCGTATTCGCCCATATTCGGCTTATCGGAACGTGCCTTATTGTACACTCGCCAACCTCTATCGGTTTCATTTATCGCAGGGGTTCTCAATCTTCCGCTTCCAATATAAAGGTTCTTTTTGTATGACCCTCGCATCCACCATTAGCCGTTGGATAATCATTCATCGTCAAGCAACAAGACTTACATTTCTTTGGGTCTTGCAGTTTATCAATGCCAAAATTCTTTTCCGTATTACAAGTATGAACACTTGTCTTAAATCTAGTCAAGCTCATATTCCAAAATCCTTGTACTCATATCAAAGCGATTGATACCACCAGCAAAATACCTAGTTGTGTGAGCATAGGTTTTTTGTTGGTCTTCTTGCACGGACATAAAGAGTTCGTGAGTATCGCATTGCTTACGAATGTTTACCGCCAAAATCTTCTTCATAAATTTCCATTACAAAAATCGCTTGTGGAAAAGATAAATTCTCTCTTAAATCTGGTCTAGTAGTCACGGCAGCCATCTTGTCGGGAGTCGATGAAATTCGGATATGGTTCTTCTTATCATATAGACTTTTCCAAACACAAACCGCTTTACAAGTCTTCTTCATACTCAAGAACCCAATTATCTTTCTCAACGCTCGTTAAAGAATTTGTTTTGTCCGTCCGATATTCCAGTTGTTGAATCCATACACCATTTTTGCTATTGCGGACGCCGTGAACGACCCTGCCCCTACTTGCCAATATTATCTTCTTCAAAGTGGGCCTCCATTATATAGGGTCTGCCGGACCAGTGCTTGCCAATTCCCCGGTTATAGGTACTAATGATGGCATCCACCTTGCCACTATCTGCGAAGCAACTAATCTTAATAGGCTCAAGCCAATTTGGTTCACATACTATCCGTTTCATACTCAAAGATATAAGGACGCTCTCTATTGTTATGTGGATTATAACCCTTGTAATAACAAGAAATCAAGCAAACGGACTTTACTCTATCCGCTTGCTTATCAACGGAAAGCGATGAACTACCGGGAAAACATAAATGTCTAATCGTCTTCGGTCTCATATTCCATTACAAATTGGCGTTCGTGTGAATAACATCCAATCAATTTATAATACCCGGCAATCAAGCACCGGAACTTCCGCTTACTTGTAGGTGGAATGAACACCTCACACTTCCAAGTAGGCTCACACAATATCCTATGCGTCTTCGCCAAAGTCATCTCCGATTTCGGCTTCATCGGCTTTGTGTGCTGGCACATTGAGATTTTCCATACCCTTGATTCCATTGGCAAGCAACTTATCAACGGTTTCTTGTTTCAAATAATACTTTTCATCCACCTTGTCTTCAAGAATGTCTTCAAGGTAAATGTGTTGGTCTTCCGGTTGTGGAATATCGGGAACAACTTTCTTGAACAAGCCAATAGTCTTGGTGCGAATATTAGTCCAGTAAATTCGGCGGCGATTCTGGGCAGAAACAAGGGCAGAGTTCACGTGAACCCCTGCAATGCCAATGGCTTTAGTTAATACGGCTTCCCATTTTTCGCCCATTTCAACATTTTCCAAGAAGAAAAGGACATTAGGATTAGTTTCACGAACTTCGTGTAAAATTCGCATATACTCCCAAAAAAGATAAGATTCACCGACAAACTTGAACCCCTCATTTTTAAGTTCCAAGTAGCGGTCAAGAGTATAAATTTCTTCGTTAGTTTCGGTACTCATACCATTTCTGCGACCGGCAAACGAAAAACTCTGGCAGGGCGAACCACCAATGAGCAAGTCGATGTGACCCAACTTTCGGGCATCTACTTCGGTCACACTACCCAACTGGATAGTATTAGGGAAATTGAGTTGAGTTTGAGCGATGGCGTGCTTGTCAATTTCGGATGCATAGTATGTTTCTACATCCACATTCATTTCGCGCAAAGCGATTTGACCAACCGACATACCATCAAACAGAGATAATACTTTAATACCCATTTATGTTTTTCCTTATGTTTCAAGTTCCAATATAATACCATACTAGGTTGTCACGGCTTCCACAACCAGTTTCTTGCCAAAAACAAATGTAGTTTTCATTTTTTGAGTTTTACCTAAAATATTGTCGCATATAAAGTTGCGGGCATAGTCCGGGCTAATCATAGACCTTTCTTCGCTACACAACCCTGCCGTTCCGCTACCCTTGGCGGCTTCTTTCCGCTTGCCACAAACCACATTCTTAATCTTATCGGGGGGTGTCGGTTGCTTCGTGTAGCCGTGGGTAGGTTTACAATTAAAGAACCAGTATGCCGTGGGCTTTTGGAAATAATCGCCCCTTTGAGTCCTATCGTTGTCGATAAGGTCGGGATGCTTCACAAAATTCCCCTGCTTAAAATAATGTTGCATAGCATAAGGGTTCTCAAGAATCATACGGAGACCCCTAGACATCACGATATGGATGAGCTTGAGCAACTTGTCATAGAAGATGTAGCGATTCTTCGCACGTTCTATAATCTTCGTAGTCTTTTCTACATCCGTCAAGGTTCGGTAATTGTTATGTGACCAAGCGAATGCGGTCATTGACATACATTCAAAATAGATGCAGGGAAAGAATGCCATCAACAAGTCATCCTTGGTAAAAGAATCAAAGATGCTCGGTTCTCCAGCATAGGCTTTCTCAATCTCAACGAAAAGGTCATCCGTGTGGTCGGTCTGCCCAAAGTTATTTTGAATATCCCAATCTTCTGCGGAATAACCCAACTTAATGAATTGTTGCTTGAAAGTACCACTTTGCTCAAAAAGGCAATGTACCTTACCAGTAATATCCATACTTACTACTCCTATTATCGTCTGCCACGGCTACCAGTTCGTCTGCCCGAAGACCTAGCCGGCATATCATCATCTTCGTTAGTGTATTCTTCTTCTCTGCCCATATCAACGGCAGAGAGCAACTTACAATCAAGGTAAGGTCTGCCGATAGCAAGACAACTTGTACACACAACTTGGTCATTGACCGGTGCGCCATCACGATTAGTATTGCAAGCCAAACGAACGATGCCCCTATCTTTTTCTTCGGGTGTGTGGTTAATCGTAATCATCTTTGTGACATGGGCAACCTTACGGATGTCTTCGGAAACAGTATTTTCGGTTGCATCCTTTGAGCCACCAACGGTCTCACGACCGGTCTGCGACACCGTAGCCACGATGCCCTTAATCTTACTTGCAAGACCACGGAGCGAAATCCAAGTTCGGTTAATCTTATCGCGTTCGTCATTGCCACTACCCAAGTCCATAATATCGGCATAGTCCACGACAATGACATTCGGTACGAATGCTTCGTACACTTCCATATCTTTGAGTTCCGCTTCCAATCCACGGACGGACAATGTTCTTGACGGATAAGTAATAACTTGCAAATCGCCAGTGCGAGATACCCTGCGGATAGTTTGTTGCAGTTGGGCAATATCTCCGGGGTCGGTCTCAACCTTTTCGGATTGATAACGATTATCCACGATACGGAACTTTTCGCCATCGCCCATATCTTCAAATTCGGGCCAAGCAACTTCTTCGCCATATCGGGATTTTCCGTTAATCATCTGCCAGAATCGTCTTACCGTCTGGGGTTCGGACATTTCAAGGCTAACAAACAGAACTTTACAACCCTGCAAAGCCGCTTGCACGGCAAAGGTCATCAACCACCAAGTCTTACCACTTTTCGGGGGTCCAATGAATGCAATAAAATCTTCACGGATAAACGGCCCAATAATCCTACCAAGTTCTCCCGGCATCGTAAAGATTTCTTCATCGGTATTCTCAAATGCCTGCGAAATAATGGAGGCATCACGGAACATATCGACCTTGGTAGATTTCTTCACATCGGGCTTGACATAATCCGCAACGGCGTGTTCGCCAGCGGACACATCCCCCATTTGGACGGCTCGGTTCAACTTCTCGGAGAGCAAAGCCAAGGCACGCAAGCGGAAATACTTGAGAGCCATATCCATAGAATAGGCAATGTTGGATGGCAACCATTCATCGGAGCAAGACGATAAGAATGTGTACACCATATCGGCATCGGCTTCTTTGAGTTCGGAAGCCCTTTGCCGGTAAATGTCCGTGATGGCTTGTCCGGGGGCATCCCCAGTTCGGGAGAAAAACTCCCAAACCCAAGTCGCAACAATACGGCTCATTGTGGATTCAAACATTGATGGGTCACCAGCCTTAAAGCATTTAGCCAAAAGGGGTGTACTCATAATCAAATTAGAGAGAACTCGTCTCTCAACACTCATTTCTACTTTTTCACGATGCAACATAAGCAAATATCAATATAAGTACAACCTAGTATGTCTTCATACCACGGCGTTCAAGGATTTCGGTTATAAGGTCTGTGCCAGCCGTTTCCTTGCCGTCCATAATGCTATCAAGCATCTTTGCACGGCTATCAAGAACTTCCATAGCATCCATATCAATAGTTCCGGGTGCTACAAGATAATAAGCCGTCACGGGCTTTGTTTGACCCCCACGATGGAGTCGGTCGATGGCTTGGCGATGGTAATTTGGTGTATGGGCAAACTCTGCGAAAGCCACATTAGATGCCACATCTTGAAGACCATCAATGCCCACACCGCCAGCCTGAATATTCGCAACCATCAAACGGCAACTTCGGGTATTGATGAACTTGTCAATGGCTTCTTGTCGTTCGGTAGGAGTCATACCACCATACAACTTTGACGGATTCCATTGGTAAAGGTTCTTGCAGAGCAAATCCACGACATCTCTATGCCACGCAAAAAGAAGCAACTTCGGGCCACTCCCCAAGAAATCATCAAGCCAATCATACATAGCCTTTTCCTTGAGCAAGAAAGCCGTTCGCAAGAGCTTTGCGACTCTTGCCCTTGGCGAGTCATCCCCAGAGTAAGTAGTACCCCCAGAGAATGCTTCTTTTTCTTCTTGCAAGTATTCTTGCATTGCTTTCTTGTCCACTTCAAGCGGAACGGCTTCCACGGTTTTTGGTGGCAAGTCTTTCATCACTTCATCCTTGGTTCTGCGGAGCATACAACCAACCAAGAGTTCATGGAGTTCTTCAACATTGGATGCACCATCCCAAGTCTTATTTCCGTGGTCATTTTCTTGGGGGTCACAATAGCGATACAAGAAGCGATACCGATTATTGAAATGCTTCGGTTCTACGATGCTCAATAACGGCCAGAATTGCTTTGGCTTGGACATCGCGGGAGTACCACTCATACCGATAACATGGGGTACAATTTTGGACAAAGCCTTGAATGCGATAGACCTATTAGAATCGGGGTTTCCAATGGCTTGGACTTCATCGCCTACAAGAAGACGGAAACCTACCCTACTCAAGGGACCATCGGCAATGAAATGATATTCTTCCGTTTGGGGGTCTTTTTTATAATGCCCTACCCATTCTGCCAAAATATCCCAGTTGATAATGTAGCACCGGTCTTTAGACAATTCGTAAGGTGTCTTTCCGTACAAGATAGTCACATCGGGATAATGCTTCTTTGTTGAGCCAACCCATCTGCGATATGCACTTTGCCATTGCAGTTTTGTAGGAGCATTGACCACGAACAATGCAGGGTATGCATTTGCATACACCATCCAAGCAAGCGATTGAACGGTCTTACCGGTACCCATATCATCGCCCAAGGCAACACGACCATGACGATGTTGTGCGAACTTCAAGAAATCCACTTGGTATGGGCGAAGACCCGGAATAATAGTTCCTTCGGGGTCAAGTTGAATCTTGTCAATCAATGCCTTTTGCTTGATTCGGGGGTCGGGCTTCGGCTTGTCTTCATCCCCTGCAACTGGTTCGGGCCAACCCGATTGCTTGAGCCAATTTTGGGTACTCAAGTTCCACGGCAATTCCCACTTTTTTGAAGCGGCATTATATTCACGATTCGGAAATTTTCGGATGACTTCAAGTATCTTTTTCCAATCACTTGTAGCCCTAGTAGTCCAGTTAATTTCAACTTTCTTGCGTCCCGGACGGAAAGCAATAAAATACTTGCTACCCGGTATGGGGTCTAGCGGAGGGGGCAATTCAGCCCGATGTTGCGAAAAAATATCAAAACCCATTTAATTTACCTATACATAGGAATTTCAACACCACGATTAGATTTCGCCCATTGAGCGAATCTAAACCACATATTAGAGCCGGGATAGATGAACTTTGCCGGCAAAGCACGCCCACTACAAGAAGCGTTCCAATCCTTTACAAGAGTCATCGCCATCCCTAAATCGGCAAGCCTAACCTTGTTCTGGGGGTACTTGAGTAAATCTGCCCTGCTATCCTTGTACCAATCAACAAACTTCTTGACACCATCCCAGTAGGAATCCATAGAACCTTTCGGCAAGCTCCGCAAGTAATCGGATTGCTTGATGGCTTCTTCTGCAATCTTCACACAAGAATCCGGCAAAATAGACTTGAGAGCCTTTGATTTTTCAATCTCCCACAATACTTCGCAGAACGGAGACCATTCAGTACCCGCTTTAGTCGTGGACACGATAAAGGATAGCAACGACCGTCTAGGAATCTTACCTTTTTCAAGAGACGGCCACCAAAAGCCACCATTGCTAAACGAATCCGCTACATAGTCAAGACACTTTTCAATAGTCTCCAAGACGGCGGGTATATCTTTAAAACGATTCTTAACTATCGTGGGTCCACCACCTTTTTCCTTGGTCTTTGTGAGCCACGTCCTATCCCATCGGTGGCTATCGTGATAAAGGTTGGATGACAACCATATAATTTCCCTGCAAGTAGTCTCCCACACCTTGCTATCTGTTCGAGTTGCAGATAGGAACGAATACTTGTCGGTCACTAACGACCGAAGATGTGTGATGTCACTAGGAGACATACTCCCCGATGGTCTAGGAATTACGATGTTGAACCCAGACTTACGAACTTCTTTCGGCTTTTCAACGGGTGCTTTTCGCTTCGGTTCGTCAATAGTTGCATGGGTCTTGACATAAGGTCGTTGGACTTTCAACGGAAACGCTTGGGCCATCAAGTCGATGGTCTCCAAACGAATCTCAATAGACTTCGCCCCGGTCACGGCTACTTTTGCAGAGATGCCAGATTGCGAAAGCCATTCTTGCAGTTTTGGTAGAATCTCGGTTATGTTAGTCATTGACTCACTTTGTATGGTTTGAAATCCACTTATCCAAGAGTCGGTTGTACTTGTCCATCTTAATAGGGCAAGTAGAATAGAAGATGCTCTCACATTTCTTGCGAGAAAGCCCGATGTCCGTAATCTTCGGGGCAGGGGGCAATCGCTTACCCCTATAAAGTGGGTCAAACCAGATGGCAGACGGCTTCCATTGGCGATGAAGCATTTCACGCATAATGGATGTGTGATACCAAGTGACCACTTCCCACGGCAGGGCATAATACCAAGTATGAGACCCCTTGGGGCTATGCCAAGCGTTTGAACGAACTTTACAAATATCCCGATGCAATGCCAAAAGCAATTTATCGGGCAAATTAGGTAATTGGGCGGGAGTCCACATTATCATAGATGTCTTCTTTTTCGCTAAATTTTGGTTCAAATGTAATATAAATACATACTAGATAGTCTCCCCGACAATGAAAAAAAAATAAAATAATTTTTAATAAACCACTTGACAACATCGTGATATTTAGTTATATTCAATATGGAAAACGATGGTAGTCTATAATCAAGGAGACTCATAATGGCTAACAACAAGGTAATCGGTATGGATGACATCATTGGCACACTTTTCGCCATCCAAGAAGAAATCAAAGCAACCGACAATACTTTGCGAAATTCGTCTTTTTTCCAAGCGATTGAAACTCTCCGTATGGGTCTTGTCACGGACCAGCATAAATGGGGTAATACCTTGATGTCCACGGAAAAGGCATATAATAAGGTCAAGATTACCGCGAAATCGCCAAGGCTTCTTGCAGAACTTGACAACATCCGTAAGAAACTCTGGAATGGAAATGCCAAATAACCAAAGGAATATGTATGACCCCAGAAGCATACGATAACATCGTCAAAAGTTATGGCTTTGAGCGAGGTCCCCACGCCACTTGTGGCGAAGACTATTATTATCTCTCCAAGGAACTCTATCCCGATGAACTCTTTGAGTATAAGGGTGGTAGATACATTTTACCGGCAGGGGGTCAAGGACCCGGCTATCTTTGCTTGAATCCGTATGTTGGGATGAACCACAAGATTCAAGGTTGCCATAACGGCCCAATCGGTTCGGATATTTCTATGAGATATTTTGAACACATATCGGAGAGTCAAGTTCGGAAAGCTCTTAATGCATTCTTCGGACAACTCCAAAAGTGTGTGATAATCTGCTACTCCCGAAAATACAAATAACCCATAACCATAAGGAAATCAAAAATGGATGAACTTACATTTAGAGAAAAAGTAATTTTCGGTAAGGCTTCTTGGAATGTAGCCTTTGCCGAATTGCTCAAAGAAGCCCGCGAAAGCAAGACATTGAGCAAAGATGGTGTGCAGTATGCCAATGAAATCTTTACACGACCGGAACTTACGGAATATGCTATGCAGATTCTCAAGGGAGTCTCCGATGAAAAGGACTATAACAAGTCTCTCCAGGCAAAGCCCGACATCTATAAATCTGCCAATATCTTGAAGCAACTCGACAAGTACCCAAGTGGCTTTTTCTTCCACTACCGCAAAACGGATGACCCATCCGAAATCAAGGTAATCAAACCGGATGAAATGCCGAACTTTCGTCTTTTTGATAAACCACCCCAGCCGGGTCCACTTGACGAAGCAACTATCAAGAAAGTCAAGAAAGCGGCAGAAACATTCCGTAAGACATTATCGGAACTAGGTGTCCAAATTGTCATTGACACGAATACAGACCACGACATCCGTATTGAAGCCGTCAAGGGTCCGGTCACTAGCCACGTTAGTAGGGCATACGAAACTCCGCAGAGTGTTGAACTGGACCTTGATGTGTTTGAATACAATAGCGAATATTCGGGTCTCATCGTGGATAACCACTTGTACCACGCAAATTGTTAAAATATTTCTAATAATTTTTACAAAAATATCTTGACAATGTAATGATAATTAGTTATATTCTATAACGGAAAAAACAACAACACAATTCAATAAGGAGATACCCTATGAACTTTACCGAAATCTACCCGACCGGCTTTTCTTCTTGGACGGCTTACTATCGCCATAAGGAAAAGGTTGAAAAAATCAAGTATTGGATGCAGGGCATCTTCGGTAGTATTGTGCTTCTCGGTGGCTATGCCTTTTGTGGCTACATCGACACGATGATGTAATTGGGTGGTTATGGACAATAAAGTAAAAATCAAAATAGAACAAAACCGAAATGGTCGCAAGTATGACATCCCAAAAGATGTCATTGATAAATACTTGTCAAAGCCCACAGAAGACCGAACCGTGACACTCGGATTCGGCAATATGGAACATAAGCCGTGTGCCGGCATATTTTCCGATGTTGCCCATACTTTAGGTATTGGTGTTGCTTCCGGTTTTATTGATATTGACCATCACCTATTCGTGGATATTGACTTGGACACAAATTTGCCGGACTATAAGACTTTTGCCAAGTTATGCGAAGACGGCGCTACTTTTGGTTTCGGTATTAGGGGTGTTGGAGAATGCCTTGAAGACGGTACTTTCGTTATGGATGACATTAAAGGCGTGTCGGTTATGCCGTGTCCGGGAAAGGAGAAAGAATGAGTGCTATTGATAACGATTTAGACATCCGAAATCCGAATCCCCGAAAAGTGATTTGTACCCAGTCCACGGACAATGTATGGAAAAGTGGGGGCGATTACAAACACGAACTTATCGTGGGCGAAACCTATGAACTTGAACAAATTGATGTTCATAGCGATTTCACTCTGCTAAAAATCAAAGGTTTTGACAACTGGTTTAATTCGGTTCTTTTTACGGAAGCACAAGATGCCCAAGCAAAGTAATGACGAACTTTTCAAGCTCTATCAATCCTTGACCATTGAGCAATGCGTGGAACTATACAAGCAACAAAAAGCGAACCTTAATGCTCACGATTCCACGGCGATTCTTGCCATCATCGGTGCGAAAACCGTATATGGAAAAGGGTATATACCGGGCTACAAGTATATTGTAAAAAAGAAGCAAGATGCAGAAAGCAAGTGATGCCGTATCAATAAGCCTTATGGCTTCCATATCATTAGTTTATACCGCCACTATGCTATTTGCTAGTGGCTTAACGGCTATGCTTGCAATAAAGATATTGTTTTATTAAAAGAGAGACACAATATGAAAAGTACATGGACTAAAACCGAAATCAACCTTATTAAAAAGGGCAAAGTACCGGATGGGCGAACCGTTGCCCAATGCATCCAGCAATCATCCAATATGGGAATACCTTGGAAAAAGGATGATTCGTGGACACGTGATGAAATAAAGATGCTCAAGGATGGCATCGCCCCACCTAAAAAGACTCACGGACAAATCCGTAAGTATTGCAGAAAGAACGGCATCGCATTACCCGATGGGGTTGCCCCGATGGATGGCCCCGGTAGAAAGCAAGTATCGTGGACGGATGACGAACTAAATCTGCTCAAGCAAGACATCATCCCGGATGGCAAGACCTACAATCAATGTGTGTATGCTTGCCGTATGTATTTGAACAAGGGTTTCCGTCCGAAAAATACTCCGCAGAGAGAAAAGATTGCGGAGCGTGGTAAGGTATTCTATGAACTTTGGCGTGATGGCAAGAAACAGCAAGACATTGCAGAAGAATATGGCTTGACTCGCCAACGAGTCCATCAACTTATTACCAAGTATTTGGAATCAACAAAAGAAGAATGAACTCTTACGGAACAAGTTTTTGGTTAAGCACATTTGAAAAATTGTGCAAAGAGTATCATCTAGGGTTGCTCTGCAACAACGATGGTCGATACGAATGTGCAAGATTCGCTTATTGGATTGATTGGAAACTGGGTCAAGACTACCCAGTTCCTATCGTTGCTTGGGAACCACCCAACATCGTTGGGGTGTTTGGTTCGGTGTACAATAAAGACCATAAGCCGTGGCTAGATACTCCGATGTTCACGGAATGCCCCTGCGTGACGATATTAGGGGAAAACACAAGCCATCGGGATATAAAGAGTTTCAAAAGTGTACCACCATTAGCCCAGACGATTGATTGTGATGAATCTCTTTTAAGGCGATACATTGAAACGGCTATCCACGAAATTAAACTGCATAAAGATGAAATAAAAGAGTATCTGGACAAGGGAATCCCTTTCAAGATTGCTCAAACGCATCTGGTACGATATGACGGATTGGAAACGACTATTTGATGATTTAGGTGTTCCGTGTTGGGATAGTGGAAAAAATGTTGCCCCCGGCAACATAAACATTAGATGTCCATTCTGCGATGACCACTCCAATCATGGTGGTTTCTCAATAGAAAAAGGAAATTATCAATGTTGGCGATGTCAAGGTGGCTACCCTGCAAAAGCCGTAGCACTTGCGGCTGGAATCCCTTTGCAGACGGCAAAAGACCTTATCGCCAAATACTCCCACGGTGCAATTAGTTCGGGGAGATTTACAAGCGATAGACCAAAGGCACACGGCAAGTCAATTACCCTGCCGGGCGGACCCTTGCAAGATGCTCATAAGAAATATCTCATAGGTCGTGGCTTTGACCCCGATGAACTATCATTCTATTATGGAATACTTGGTACTGGCTTTGCAGATAGATGGCAGGGTATAGATTTCCGATTCCGTATCATCATCCCGATTTACGATGTGAACGGAGACCTATGTACTTTCCAAGGCAGAGACTACACGGGCAAGCAAGAACTGCGATATAAATGTTGTCCGGTGGAAAAAGCCATTGTGCATCATAAGCACCTATTGTATGGGGCGAATCTAGCCCGAAATAAGGATAGAATCGTTGTTGTTGAGGGTGTGTTCGACCAATGGCGAATGGGACCTGGGACGGTTGCCACTTTCGGAACGAGTCTTACTAGAGAACAAGTAAACCTTTTGTCATTGTGGCCCGAAGTCATCTTTCTTTTCGACCCAGAACCCGAAGCCCAAGCACACGCAAGAGAATATGCGAGAGACTTGGCGGCTTGCGGATGCTCCGTTGAAGTATGTGCCGCGGAACTTGGATTGGACAAGAAAGGAAATCCAAGAGACCCCGGAGACCTAACACCGGCAGAAGCAAGTGACATCCGTAAAGAACTAGGTATCTAACAAAGTATCATAACCTAGTACACACTTATATTTATACCAACTAACCAATCGAGGATATAAAATGCCTTTCAACATTCTTACCCCTGCATCCACGGCGGAAGCATCCGCATCATTCCAAGTTGATGTTCTCAAGCGATTCATTAAACTTGCGAAACCGGTTATACCGACAAAGACCACAATTCCAGTTCTTGAACACATCCGCATCTACACGGAAAAAGGAAAGGGATTCTTACTTGCTACCAATCTGGAATGTTTTGTCCGTGTTGAAATCAATGGTCTCGGTAAGGGTACGATTGACTTGTCCGTGAGTTTCAAAGCTCTGGATGCGATGCTCACGAAAATCGGTAATGGTTCAATTCTTCTTGAACGCAATGGCGATATGCTCTCATTCAAATTGGGCAAAACTCATTTTGAAATGAAAGGATATGACGGTAAGGATTTCCCCATCTTGAAACCGTTTACCGCAGTTGTTGATACGGCTACTTGGGCTACCAAGGACATCGTGTTCGTGAATCAATATGTTGCATCCGTAGCAAGTAAAGACACATCCCGAATTGACCTTAATGGCGTTCTCGTTAGCATTGATGGCGATAAGTGTGACTTTATGTCATCCGATAGGCATATCCTTGTATGCACGGACTATGCACACGAAAAGCAATACAATGTTCCCAAGATTCTCTTTGAAGTCCTTTCTGCCATAGAGTTTGTTCAACCCCTTACAGCATCTTTTTCGGAAAATAGTGTAAAGGTCACTTGTGGTAGCACTACCATTACTTGTGCTTACATCAAGATTCCGTTCCCGAATATGGTCAATAATCTCATCCCGAAAGCATTCAAGTATCAATATAAGTTGAATGTTGTTAAGCTCCGTGACCATCTCACAAAAATGGTAAATCTTGCAACAACTCCGAAAGAAGCAAGTGTGCCGGTTGGTGTGAATCTCAAGAAGAACACATTCTTCGTGGATATGATGGATGTTAATTGCACCAGCGCCGAAACCCCGGATGACGAAATTTGGATGAGAATTGATGCAAGACGATGGCTTCTCATCTTGGAAAGGTTCAACGATGTCACGGAGATTTTCGCAGGGTTCAATACCCAAGAGGGTCCGACTCTTTGGTGGGATTCTCACGCGAAGTCATTGCTTATGCCGTTGCTTTTCAACCGATAACGAGGTATCACAATGACCGACATATCCATATTAAGCAAAGTCAAGACGCATTTAACCGAAGACGGATTATACTCAACGACTTGGTACAATGCTTGTGACATTGATATTATCGTTCGCAAACTTATTGATGAACGAGATTATTACCGCAAGCAAGTTGAAGATGCCATCTATCCTATGCCACCGGACTACACTAAAGATTTCGACCCGAATGGTACGGCAAACTATCTTGTGGAACTTGGACCAGATAAATTGATTGCCATTCCGAACCCAGAAACTTTCCGTAGTATGTTCAATGCGGTCATCAAGGATATTGCTAGTGGCAAATATCTTTCACTTGTCAAAAAGGAGTAGCCTATGCTTTACGAGACATTAAAGGCATTCGGAATTAAAGGCGAAGAAAACGGCAGATTATACTTTGCGGAAGTCTATCCCAAGAAAAAAGTAGATGCCGCAATCAAGGAAATTCTTGATGTCATCAAGAGTCTTCGCCCGGATGACCCTAGCGGAGTCCACCCCGAATACAAAATTGACAAGTCATCCAAAAAGACACAAACCGAAGCCATCAAAGACTATCTTTTGCAGGGGCATTCAATAACACCCCTAGATGCTCTTGAGATGTTCGGTTGCTTCCGACTGGGTGCTAGAATAGCCGATTTGAAAAAACAAGGCTACAAAGTGGATTCCAAGATAAAGAAAGACGAACGAACGGGCAAGCGATATGCCCTTTACAAATTGGAGCAATAATGCGATATACATATAAAGAACTGCAAGATGTATTAGGTATTATCCGCAACTGGTCGTGGAAAGATGGAAAGAACCCCGCTAGTTTTTCTAGTCTTGCGTTGAAACATTGCCTACTGGAAGTCCATAAGAACTGGAACAATCGTAATGATTGGATGACACTCTATAAAAAAGATGGTGCCATATCTAGTATAGACCCGCTTCTTCGTGTTAGTTCGGGTTTCAAAAAAATCACATTACTTGGTATCAAGGAATGTTGGAAGAAAACAGTAAAAGCCCATACTAAACGAATTAGGCGAGTGAAACTCACAAAAGACGTGTGGTCTGCACATATAGAGCTTACGAAGTTTATGAATAGTCATCCCGACTATTATGAACCCATCAAGCATCAAAAAGTCTGCAAGTTCTTAAATGATAGTATATGGTGTCCTAATATCATTGTAGATGCGGGTACATATAAGGATAAAGATGGAAAGCCCATCCAATTATTGCTTCCATTCAATTCCGTCATAGCCGTGTGGCAATCGGAAAAGATGAATCCCGTGGGAAACTTTGAATTGCTAGAGAACCTTGGAATCAAGTTCTATGCAGTACCAAAAAGTGTTAGCGAAACATTATCCCAGATGTAAATAAAAAAGCCCCCCGATTGATTCGGGGGGTTTAGTGTAAATGGACTCAAATAGTTTCAAAAGGTCTTGATTGATTACGGATTGGTAGATTACGTGCCATAACGATGTCGATGTATTGTTGCAGGGATTCCCTATAATCCGTATGCTTTAATTCATCACCACCTACATTTCCGTTGAGCATCACATCCAATGTAATAGCAACCTTGAGATTCAAATAATCGCAGACAAGACCAATGTACTGGTCTTCGCTACCCCATCTTGTAAATCGTGGTTCAAAGAAATATCCATCGTTATATTCCATAATCTTCTTGAGGGCAGAAACACGAATAGCAAAGCCACAAGAATAAAAAGGATTGCAGAGAGTACCGGTATCTACGATAGTTGCACCATTAGACAAGGGAACATATATCTTATGATGGCGCTTATCGTGTTCACACGAATAGAGCATAACGGACAAGTTGTGCTTATCCATTAGTTCAATAACTTTGGTAGGATTATATTCTTTCGGGAATCTATCGCCATCAAAAAATTCTATGATGTCATCATCCACCACATTGTAATGTGATAGCACATAAGACAAGCCGGCATTGCGGTTCATTCCACGATTACCAGTCTGCGGAACTAGGACATACGGATTGCCATACTTGTCACATTCCAATGCGTCCGCACCAGTAGGGTCATCGAATACGAACACCGAACCTTTCGGAAACTTTGAAATATGCTCCGTTTGATTATGCGAGATTACGATATGATACAACATAGAACTAATAAGACATCACATAAATTTCGCCATTTATCTTTGCGAAATGGATAACGGCTCTTGCAAGAACCGGTTCGCCTTTTCCTTGAGACGGAGAAGACACACCAGAATACATAGGGGCAGGGGGAGACACGGATGTATCGGTTGCTTCAACAAGCAATTCAAAGTTCGGGCGAACATAAGGAACACCAATGGTTCTATTAGATTCTGCCCAGCGCTTCGGATAAACTACCGTGCCATCATTATCCAATGCGGCATAAAAATAAACATAAAAATTCATATCTCCGGGAATAACGCAAAAACGAGCATTAGACCCTAAAGCGCAAATCTCCATTACAATTTCATAGACAACACCATTTGCTAACTTATCAACGGAAAGATACAAGCAATTCTTATTATTAACCTCGTTAATAACGACGGGAACACTTTGACCACCACTAGATGCAGAGGTCTCATAATGATACATATACCACGTCTTCCAAATAAGGCGGTTGTTGCTATCAAACTCAAAATGCTTATACGATGAGCCAACACATTCGTATTCCCAAGATGTATCGCCATTCTTCGGAATTTGTTCAAACTTACCATCGTGGCACACGGTCATCTTTGCATCGTCTGAATATTGGCTACTTGTCACATCAAAGTTAATCAAGGTATCGCCAACCTCGACAGCACCGGTTTTGTAGGGAACAAAGACATCACGAACTATAATCGGGCTAGACGAACTAGAACCACCCGAACCTACGGATTGACGGATAATATCGCCATTCGGATGAATGTGTATTAACTTTCCACTTTCTGGGTTAGCAAAAGTAAGTTCATCCGATGTGTTCTTTGTGAGCCTATAAAGGTATGCACCATTCGGATGCATCTCATACAATGTAGGTTCGGTGTTGTACCAGTAGGATTGACCTACTTGTTGGAACAATCCCGGTTTAGAAGTATCATTGTGATTGATAGAGTAATACAAACTACCAGCCGTGCAACCCTGCATCCAGTCTGCAACAACAACGGCGGGGCGATAGCCACTTTGAATATGACCCACGGACGGAGATACAGAATAAGCACCCCCACCTAGACAAGCACCACAAATGATTTGACAATCTTCATACTCGCCTAGATTGTAATCACCACTACTCAATGTTTTATAAGAACCAACTTTAGTAATACCCTTATTATTCGGATGGGGGCTATTGATAGTCACTGGTGTTTCCGGTGTACTCCAAAAATTAAAGCCGGCAACAAGAACACTAACCGCATAAGGATATGCAGAAAATACATTTACCATATCGTGAGTTAATGTCTTATCCCAGTTGCCATCTACGGAGTATGCCGTGCAATCTAAAATATTTCCTACTGGTGTACCAATACCAATAAGACGAGTATGAAAATTCAAGTAATAGCCATCGGGAACTTTGCCGGCAATAAATATATTGATAGGTTTTCCATACGGAATGACAACCGGAGTTTCCCACGGCCCGGAAGTACCATCGGGATTACTTGCAATAACACCACCAACATCAATGCTAAAATCACTAGCCGAAAGATGAGCAACATAGTTATCAATCATATCTTGAGTGATAACGAAGTCATAATGAATCGACTTTGCAAGTTGATTGGCAGCCATCGGTTTGAACACATCAAAGGCTACATAATCGGTGTGTATATTTTGGTTCGGGTTGTTCTGCATAGCGAAATTCCTTTTAACCTAAATATATAATTTTTTACCACGCTTCGGTTGCCGCGATTATCTTGGCACGGAAATCATACACGGAATTGACGAATTTTTCAATCCTATCCGCATAATCTTGGAAGATACCAAAACGGAATGTCACAAATTGCCCATTGTTTTCGGGTAATTGACCGACAAGTTCTGCCGAAGAAACATGGAACTCCGAAAGGTCATCCATAAGTTGTTTATACGCCTTTCCGTTGTCGGCACAAAGTCCAGAAAGGTTCTGGGCGAGTAGCAGCATTTCGTGAATCAAGTCCATAATAGACCAATATTCGGGGTTCACATACTTTGCACATTTCGGAATAGGATTCCTAAATGTGATGTAGTGATACCTTGTTCCATCGGGAGCTTCTGCATCCACGGACAATAATTGCCCAAGACTGGTACTATCGGAAATCGTAGATACCGTTATACTCTCGGTAGGGAAAATATGGAACTTATATGCATCTCCGGAGCCATAAGACTTGGATTCCGTTTCCAGGGGTTCGTGGTATATCGTCATCTCCGTTGCCCGCGATTGAGACATATACGATGAATGACGGAACACTATCTTGGATGGGTCACTTACCAAGTAATACAAATCCGTACCAGATTTAGTCTTGGCATACTTACCATTAAATTCCGCAGACGGCATTTCCTTATAGTTGAACGATTTCATTGAAAGAAGATTGCCATACACACCAAAGCAAGGGAACTTAATTTCCCTGCCCTTATCAATGGAGTAGCCGATAATGTCCGCAAGTTCTTCATTAGCATCCGAAGACCTAGCCATATAATCGTTATAGATAGAGACAAAGGTTTCGGGTCTAGTCTGGGCTTCTTCTTCATCGTTGGCAGGGATATTGCCATCGGGGAACAACACGCTACCCATAGTGTATGGTTCGCCCTTGAGATAGTGTGGGCCACTTGCTTGATGCTTATAGAGTGCTTCGGTAAGTGTACCAAGTTCGGGGTCATACACGTGTCCTTGATTCATACCTTGAGCAAAGATGTATTCAAGAACCGTCCCGGTATCGCCCACGGCTTCATTTACTTTTTTCCCTGCCGGCACATTGATGAGATTCACGATAGCCTTGTTTGGAACCCAATGGGGCGAATAGATGGCTTCATTGAAACCAGCCATATCCATATCTATCGTAGATGGAAGCATTACGAACGCAAACTTATCAAGATGATACACGGCTTGGACGCCATCGCCTTCTTCAACGATAGTATCGGGAGCATCCCCCTTGGATGTCAAGAGAATGTAAGCATTCTTCGGAGTACCATCATTGTATGTACCGAACTTATTGCTCGACACAAAAGTAAGTCCGGGAATACCCATCAACGGCTTAATGCTTTCTTCCACCACGGAAAGATTATCCGCTACAAACGATGGAGTAGTCATATAAAAGGTGTCTTCGTCAAGACTACCCTTATAGCCAGTAGCGGCTTGTCCGGCATCCACGAATGCTTTCATCATCGCATCATAAAATTTCTTGAAATGTGTACCATCCGTGATGTTGTTATCCGTGGCATAGG